TCATACAGCTTTCGGCATGTTCATCCGCACTACGCTCGTCGGTGTCATCCGGGATTTCAAATAAATCTCGGTCGTCTTGACGTCAGAGTGTGCGGCGGCAACCCGAAGCTGCTCCATCGTGTACCCAGCCCGCTCAGCGTCCGTCAGTGCCTTCGCCCGGATGTCCTTGACCGTGTAGACGACCTCGTCAAGTCCCGCCCTTTTGCATGCCCTATCCCATGCACTCCGGACCGCTGTGGCGCCGTATGGCTTTCCGGCGAGCGAGTGAATGACGTGCTTCCCCTTCACCTTCCCGAACGTGCGGGCGCGCTCCAGCACTGCATCAATCTCCGGCGTGATCGGCCAGTCGACGGCTTCGCCGGTTGAGTCTGCCGTTTTCGACGGTTGGAAGTGGATGATCTTTGCTTCGCGGTCGACGTCAGCCCACTGGAGATTTCGCACGTCAGTTGAGCGCTGCATCGTCAGGTAGCAGAGATCAACGAAGCACTGCATCATCTCACCGCTGCGCACATCGCGGCCTCCCTTCTCCTTGGCAAGCGCTTCTCGGATGGCGATGAAATGACCGTCAGAGATATAGACGTCGCGAGCCTTGGGCTTCTTGAGCTTCACTTCGCGGCAGGGGTTGATCGACATGTGGCGCTTGAGGATGCACCAAGCGAAAAAGCCCGAAAGGAAAGCCCGCATCACGCGTTGCATGTGCAGCTTGCCATCCCAGTTGTCGGTTAAAAACTCGACGACGTAGGCTGGATCGACCTGATCGACGTCGACGTCGCGGAACGACGATTTCACGTATTCCGCGTAGTGCGGCCAAGCCTTCTCCTTGTGCTTGTGCCGATGGAGGTCGACATAGTCATCCACGAGACCAGGAATGTTGCCGGAGCCGGTTGCCGACTCTGCCTTCCGCTTTTCGCTGCTGAGACGCTCCAGCATTGTTGTCTCGCCGTCGGTGACTCTGCAAAGCTTCACCCAGCGGTTCGTGCCAGGCTTGAACCAGTAGAAGCTGCCGTGCTTCACGTAGACGCGGCTCGGCAGGCCGTCGGGGCGCTGTCTGCGTCTCGCATTCATGCTGCCCGCCTCACAGAATGGAGCGCCGGACGAGCCGGCGGCGCTGATGACGCAAGAACACCGGCCTTCTTGGCACTCAGTGCCTCGAACGTTGCCCACGTCATGATGATGTGGCCGTTGGCGCGCGTCACAACGTCAATGCCAAATTGCTGTTTGAACCATGCTACCTGTGTCGAGCAGCGCTTCTTACCCGTGATCTCGACCAGATCCGCGTCACTGATCAATCGGCTATTCATCTTCTACTCCCGAATCAGTCGCGGTTACCCGCGCTTCAAATGCAAACGGGGACGCGCTAACAAGGGCGTCCCCGCTGTCCTGACGTGCGCTGGCGGCGCTTACGTCACAATTCCCCAATCTCTCGCGGTGACCCGCGGAATCTGTTCGTGCTTCGTTAGTGTCGATAATCGGTACACGGGCGCTCGGCGTCGCGGGTATTCCTTAGCGGGCGCGCGTAAGAAGTCAACTACGGTTAAATGACCGTGGGTGCGATATGCCCCCGCTCCTCGGTTTTTCGGCCCGCGTCGGACCCCCGGTTGTGGGTCTTTTTTTGCCACGACCCGATGCTATGTCCGTAGATCTCGTGTTGCGGCGCGCGGGATCCACGCGTGTGGTGGTGCTTGGCGAGTAAGCTGAACACAGCGTTGCCGCTCCTATACGACTGCGCGAATCCAATCGCACGTGGTGTCATCGCGTATTCGGAGGGGATGATGGAAAGAACGATTGCGTATCGTGGCTTCGAAATAAGCATCAAGTTGGAGCCGAGTGCAGAGGACATGTTCGAAGCGTGGCTTTGCGTCGAAGGTCCGATAATGCCCGAGGGTGTCGCAGCCCTTGGCACACCCATAAAGGTTCACAATGGACCGTTTTCGCGTCGATGGGCCTATCTGGTAGCTGAGATTGCCGGTCAGGCAGCAATCGACGTGATACTTGGCGTTAGCGAGTAGGCGGCTTGTTACGCGTTGGATAGCGATTGTGTTTGGTGAGCTGTTGACATTCGTGCCCGAGCCCCGTGCTTTCGCGGTGACACGCAGAATTTCGTTCGTACTATCGTGACTTCTCGGCCACTTCCGGAAGCCGCTCAAATCATGCCGTCCATCAACTTCGTGTATCGCGGATGTGCCGTCGACATCGAAATCGGTGAGCGCGCATCGCTGTGGGATATCACCATCGAAGTCACGCCGTTTGATGGCGTGGAACTCATCGAGCCATTCGGCCCGAGAAAACTCAAACTGCCGAAGGCCGATGAGCTAGATGTGATTCAAGCGGCGTTGATCGATGAGATTCAGTTCGCGATCGATCAGCGAATGGTCGGTTGCTGAGCCAGCCGCTTGAAGTCGAGGTGCGCGGGATTTCCTTAGATATGGGCATCCGAATGTCGCGTAGCCTGACTTGACCGCTAGCCTTCTTTGCCCCCGGCGATACGGATTCAAGCCCCCACGTACTGGCGGGCTTCTTTTTGTCGACGCCGGCTTGGTGGTCATGCTGAATAGGGCACCCATCCGGTCCTCGGTTGCCCGGCCTTGTTGAGCATCGGGCTCCCGTCTGCCTTCGTCTTCGCACCCTGGCACATGATCCTCAGACCAGCCAGATCGGGCGTATTGCAGCGCTCAACCAGCGCAATGAATTCTTCCGCAAACTGAGGCGCGTCGAATTCCTGCGTCACTTTCACGGGCTTCATCGACAGATACTTCTCGTCGGCAATCGCCCGAGCCTTTTCCATCCACTCGACCTCCGAGAGCAGGCGTCGTCCTTCATGCGTTGGCACTTTGTTCTTTGCGCGCTCGATCGCCACTTGGCGCGAGCGGCCATACACACAGAATCCACTCATGATCGTTCGTCCTTCAGTAGTGATCGCCGGATAGCGTTACAACGGGGCCTGCCTGGCAGTAGCCGCTTTCTGAGCCAACTTCGGCCACAGGGGTGAGAGAGAAAAACGGGTTGCCCTCGTAGTCTTCGCCGTCTGTCTGGATTACGACGATGTGATGCCGAGGGTGCTTGCTGAGCTCTTCGATAAGGTCGGCGACGGTCATGCTAGGATTCCTCGAAACAAGAGGAGGCCGCCATGTCCTTGCACGATGCTGTTCCCGCAGGCCGTTACTTTATTCACCCGCTTCCAGAGCAGAGAGTCGATGATGGGTGGTACGGCAACAAGTTTGGAATCGGCAAGGGTTCTGGCGGATCGGTGGTTGTGGCGAAGTGGTATCCCGCCGATATGTACTATCCTTCCGAGGGGCTTGCAGTCGAAAGCGCATTGCGGCGAGGAAAGCATTGGGTTGACCGGCATAGCTGACATCACGATTTCCGCTCATCCGCTGCCTGAGAGGCGGCCGCACGCACGATTGCACGACGGACGGCTACAAGTCTTCCCCCGGAGGGAATGGGCTCTGAAAAGCACTTGCCGTTGACGATCGCAGTGACATGCTCATATGAGGATCCAACTTTGTCGCGTAGGTCGTATTGCGTGCCTGCGGAATCAATGAGAATCCCAATAGCGATGGCCAGACGAAGTGCGTCACCATCATCATCCAGTGGGCGCCAGTTAACCGGTACGCCGCGGAGCATTACGACGCCGTCGTCGGTCACTCTAGCTGGGAAGTAGCCGGCCGCTACGCCAGCTTGTTCAACCAATTCACGATCAGTCACGCATCCCCCTTCGCCTGATTGGCGGCAATGGCGGCAACACGCTCGTCCTCGGTCGGCAGGTGCTGGAAATCGATGGTCGGACGGCGCAGCGGGTCGATCATGTGGCACGGCCACATCTTGTCGGTCTCACGCTTACAGATGCGTTCGGCTTCCTCGCGCGTGTATTTGCCAGCTTCATCCATCCGCGTAACGTAGCCACGGAAGTCTTCCCCCCACCACATCGGGCAGTTGCCAATGAACGAGCGCGTGTCCTGCACGTAGTAGAGGTCGCGCTCTTCCTCCCCGCCATCCGCCGACAGCGCGGCGCGGGCAAGTAGCTCGACAAGCTCATAACCCGGAGCGCCCTTGAACGTCGCCCATTCATCACCGTCCGGCGCCTGAACCAAAAACACATCATCGGGCCGAGGGATAAATTTCCAGCCGATCAATGCATCAGGCATACGCGACCGCGCAGCACTGGCTTTGCGCCACAGTTTCCAACAGCCGTCAACGTTGGGATGCTGGTAGTCGTCGCCATCGCGAGATAGCACGCTAGGAATCAAGAGGGGACGGGCCGGGAACACAGCGTGATACGCCGTCTCAAATGCCTCCCGCTCATCCCCGGCCACCTGCTGCGCATCTGCGCGTGCCATCACGAGCGGATCGCCCATGCCTGCTGCGTAGGAATCGCGGGCAATCTGCTTGATGCCGATTTGAGTGGCGAACGGTTGGGCTTGAAACCAGCTTTCGAACGCCGAATTGCCGACATGTAGGTGCGGCGTGCTGTCGACGTACTCGCGCTCGCCGCCATTCACGGGCGCGGCATCACCGACGGCGCCGTGGTCAGCAAGTTCGATCGTGCGTGCGTCTTCGATGGCATCGCGTCGGCTGAACGTGTTTTTGAGCGCATCCTGCAAGTGGTGCCGTGCTGCCCATGCGTCCGCCATTTCTGCCGTTACCTTGAACGCCACCGGCTCTTGCCCTGCGCTATTTGCGGCTACCTTTTCGGTGGCTTCACCGGAATGGTCTGCGCTCTGTGCGGCTGGCGTGGGGGCGGCGGCGAGCATTGCATCGTGGTAGGCGATTTGCCAAGTGAACCAATCCACGTTGAGAGCTTTGGCGCGAGCTTCGTCGAAACCCTTGCGCATCTCCGCATCAAACGTCACGGTCTTGTTGTCAGGCATTCTGGTTCTCCTGTTTGGCGTCGTCGTCCAGCAGTTCAGCGCCACGAAATGCTTCCGCGACTGCTTCGTCGACGGTTCTGTGTCCGCTATCGGTCCACCAGCCGTCGTAGAGATACCCACCGTCGGGATGCCTGACGGTGATGTACCAGTCGTTGGTGTAATCAGCGTCTTGGGCGGCGTGAATCCAGTAGCCGTCTTGCCACCAGCCGGCGAACTCGGATGGCGTGTTCACCTCCACTTGTCCGGAAGCGATAACGCGTTGAATTGGTGTACGGGCGGTCATTCGTCGTCACCGTCGGAAGTGCCTTCGACGTCGTCGATTTCGGCATCCATGCAGTTAAGGCAACACCGATAGCTGCCCCAGTAATCGCCATCGACCAGCGCCTTCTCATATCGATGCAATTCGCCGGCAGCGATTTCGTGTGGCTTCGCGCCGCGGGCCTGCCCAAGCCAGCACGCGTGAGGCTTGCGAGCAGTGACCAGCTTTACGGTGCGGCACTTGATGTCGGCGTCCTCACCCATGAATAGGTCGTGCGTGAGGTATTCCGCCTCGGTGTGACGCCCGAGCGTCTCCACCACAGACGGCGGCGCTGGCTGGGTATTCAGCCCTTCGGGGCGGGGTTCGTAGGGGCTCATGCTAGGATTCCTGAAAAGCAAATTCGGGGATTAAATGGACGCGTTTAAGGATCTGGCGAAGGCGTTGGGTGTTGTCTTGATAGTTGCAGCGACTCTCATACTCGCCGTCTACCTCGGCATGAAGGTGGAGGCCGAAATGGGGGACGCGGGTAAGTCCCTTTCCAGTTGGGTTCAGGCTGTCGGGTCGATTGCCGCGATCTTGGGGGCGTGGTTTGCAATGCGGTACCAACTGGAACAATCCGCCAAACATCGAAGGAGATCGATCGTCGCAATCGCGGGCGCGGCCAAAGCTCGCGCTGACGAGATCAGCGGCTATCTAAACGGAAAGGACCCTCGAATGGATTTGCTGACAAAATTTCATCAGTCGATCATCGATGGCCTAGTGAATGCGCTCAATGGAGCGCCTGTTGACGAGATTGGGTCCCCAGAGGCAGTGGCAGCATTTCTAGAGATGCAATATCAGGTGGTTCTGCTCGGAGTGGCGGTCGAACAGTACGTTAAGGGGCCTTGGGGTGATCCCGAGTTCCAGGCGTCAATGGACAAAATGAAAGAGCAAGGCTACGACGGTGATGAAATGATGAAAGTCAAAGCCGCCCGATGGCGAGTGCTGACGGACAACCTTCAGAATCGGGTGAAATGGATCGATGAGAGGTACGCCGCACTTACTCAAGCTGTTGCCAAACTATAGATTTCCGCTGTGGGGACGCTGCTCGTCGCTTTGCGGCAGCGCGTTATAGGCGCGCCATGAAACCCACCGCGCAGACGTATGAAAGCCCCAGTGACGTTCCCACGGTCCCATGATGAACAAGGACCAAGAATCCTTACCCTCCGGGATTTCGAGCCGGTGACGGTCGGTGGCTTTGCGGAAGACGATCGAGCCGGGGCCGCGCCAAACGCGGCGATAGCCGCGCAGCAACGACGTTTCCGGGTGGCAATCTAGGCGCGCCGGTTGGCTCTGCTCAGTCGGCATGATTTCCCAGTAGCCACCGCGCAGGACAATCGAGACGTTCCACCACGGGTGATCGTGAAGATCGCGGCCCGAATCGCTTCGAATGGTCCGGTGGACGCGGGCGCCCCAACTGGTGTCGCGGCGCCCATCTTCGGCGGCGCTGGCGTCGTGGCCGCGCGGCTTCTTGACCCACCAGCGCTGCATGTAGCCTTTCAGGTCAAAGTAGGGCGTTCGCTGAGCGCGGGCGATGATCGCGCTCGCGACTAGCTTGGGTATCCAGATACGCATGATCAGGCTCCCGGGGCGGCGCTGATGTCCGAGTGCGCGGTGAGCAGCTCGCGCAACGCCTTCGCACTCACGGAAACCTGAAAGTCAGTTTCGCTCTTCGTGATCGCGACGCGTTGAGCCTCGGGCAGCGTCGAGACGAAGGAGCCAACGCGCTCGACGTATGTGTTGACGACCTTGCGCGGGTAAGACTTCCCTTTGATCGACCCGGCCGTGACCTTCTTCTTGCCGCCTGCCGAAGCCTTCTCCAATTCACCGGACAGGAATGCGCCGGCCGCCTCGCCGTGTTGTCGTACGGCGTCGGCCGCGACCGATGCCGAAGTCTTGCCGGCGAACACAAGGCGGTGAACATCCGAGTTTGCGCTGGCGAGCACGAGCATCTTGCCGACCCATTGAGGCGATACCCGGTCGCTCTCGGCGATTCTGGTGTTGTCCCAGCCGAACCGACTCAGGCGCTGATAACCGAATGCCTTTTCGAGAGGGTGAAGGGGGCGGTTCTTGTTGCTCGACAGAATTCGAAGGGTTCGGTCGGCGTCATTGCCGTCGAACGCGTCGATCCGCACCATCAACTCTCCGACCTTGTCTCGAAGCGGTGCGCCCGCAGCGTCTGCACGCCCGATCGCGGCATGGCGCCGGTGCCCGTCAACGAGCCACACGCCACCCTCGGCGCGCGGCCGAACCTCCAGCGCCGGATACTGGCCACCGGCAATGATGTGGCGGAAGAGGCTTTCGTCATCCTCTTTTGCTGCTTCGAGCGCGTCGCCTTCCAGAAGATCGAGCGAGGCGCGCAGGTTGAAGCCGGGTTCAACGTGGATATCCTCGTAGCGGATCTTCATTGCGTCCGCGCGGCGAATTTCCTTGTCGTTGATCTTCTGTTTGAAGGACGGTACGACGGTCATTTCATTCCTCGTTCGCGGTCGACGGCGGTACGGATGTGTTCTCGGAATCCCTTCGAAGGGTGCCCGCCGTATGGGTAGTGAGATTCGACGTGGCGCCAGCGCGCGGCGTCCTCTTCGACGTCGTCGCGGCGCTGTGCATCGGTCTTGATGTAGAAGGCGAGGGCGGCCAGTAGGACGGGCGAGTGAGCGTCGAGCGCCTCGGCCAGTGCTTGGCGCGCCTCAATCTCTTCGTGATATCTGGCTGAACCGACGAGTGCGGGTTTCGCTGTTCGGCCTCGACGCTTGTTCACAAGCGGCCGGAGTGCTTCCCAAGCCCGCAAGGCTGCCACCCTGTTCGGGGCATTGCTCATACGCCGTGCTTCCACCTCACATAGAGGCAGGAGACGAGGAGAACGCCCCAGATGGTCCATGCGGTCGGCTGGTGAGCGCGAATCCACTTGTCGGCGCCGTTGACAGTCCAGATGAGGATGCGATCAAACATGGCGTCCCTCAGTGGGAGGCGTCGCCATACCCCATTCGGTACGCGAGCTCAGTGGAGAGGCAGGGGCGGCCACACTTGGCGTCGTTCCAGCCGACCTGATATTGGCGAATTTCTGCTGCAAACATGGGAATCCTCCAGAGAGGTTGGAAGGCCCCGGCAGAACACCGGGGCCTGCGGCTTTGACCATGTCCGCCATGGGCCTGTGAGCGGTCAGGCTCGCTCTATTGCTTCGAATGAAATGAGCGCAGTGCGTACGGGAGGGCACCTAGCCGTATTCGATTGGCACAGCCGGGTTACGCGTTTGTCGAATGCGCCGCCGCATCGAGCGGGAAGGGCGCGGGTACGCCGCCGCTCGCGCCCAGAGGAGCGGCAGCAGAATCAGAATGATTGGCATGGAGTATTCTGGTGGGGACATCTATCGCGACTTGCGGGGTACTCATGGACATGCCTGACCTGCCACAAGCGGACGACGCAGATATGTCGGCGGTGTTTTCCGCCGCGTTGGCCGTGCTGTTTTCTACGCACCCTGACCCGGTTGCGCTACTGGAGAAATGGGAAAGCGTTGCGAGTCAGTTTCCGTTGATGCTGATGAAGAACGGTGCGTCGGACGTCAAACACAACGCCAACGTGGTTCTCGCTCAGGGGCTTCTTGATATTGCGAGGAGTCGCGCAGCAGGTGGATCCAGATGAAGCTCACCCTCAAGAGAGCAGACCCGAGATCCTGAGCAGATCGGGGAAGTGGGATACGGGCTATTTAACGTCGCCGCGCCGACGCGGGTCTGCTCACTTGAAGGTGCCGATTAGATTTCAACCGGCTGTTTGAAAGTCTTTGTCAGCGAATTTCCCCCGCTCGCAATACTGGCTGGATGGAGAATCAACTCCATTGCAGCACCCGGGGGCTGATCATGATTGTGACGATTCGAACGATCATCGGGACTTTGGTCCCAATAAGCGTTGCAGTCGGGGCGACCGGCTACTTCATGGGGCCGAGGGGCGGCAACACGTCGACTGATCGCGATGACTTCGAACTGCGGAGCACGGTGATCGCCGGTGCTGCGTGTATTGGTACGATTGCGGCTCTCATCGTGCTGGGCGGTTACGTCCGCTAAAGGCACTTGACTCTGGCGAACATCACGCCGATTTAATCACCCTCAAGAGAGCGGCCCGACGGCGCGATCCATCGCGGTTTAGGGGATACAGGATATTTAACGTCGCCGAGCCGACGGTCGAGCTGCTCGCTTGAAGGTGCCCGCCGTAGCGGGCGGCGCCGCTTACCGCTTCGACAGATCTTCAGCCCCGAACCAGTCGCGCACCTGACGCCCGTCGGCCGCGACGTAGCGCACGTAGAATTGATCAGCGGCGGCTTCATACTCGGCACGACCGATCACGACGCCTGCTTCCTTGCTCATAGTCAGGGCAACAGCGTCGCCCAGCTTGAAAGCCAAACCGTTCATTGAAATCTCCTGAGTTGGTGGGTGCCGCACTCTGGCGGCCGTCACGCCAGGTGACCGCGGCGTTCCGGTTCAACGCCGTCCCGTGCTAACTTCGTGGTTCCTCAACCACACGGGACGGATATTCAAATGGCATTGAACGAAATACAGATCCGAGAACATGCGATCGCTACGCTTCACAAATTGATCGAATCTCAATCGATCCATTTGTCTGGCTCCGGCGTTGGCATGGGCCAGACACATGAAGGCCGAGCCAAGAACGATCTGGCGTATCTTGATACGCTATTCACTGGTCTTGTGGAGCTTTACCGGAAATCTCCCTGATGTAGTCGCGGTACGCGCGGTCTGTGTCGACCACCGACTTGACCGCGCTTTTCACCGTTGCCTCAATGTCGAGGCCGACCGATCCCGCCTTCGCCGCCAAAGCAGCTTTGATCGTTTCCACCAACAGGTGGCTGTTCTCAATCGGGTACATCGATTTCTCCTCGTGTATATGGCGCGGCTCTCGGAAGAAAACCGCCTCAGATACATCGCACGCAGTGCCCCGGCTACACCGATGTTTTGCTCCGGGGTCTCCTGCGTTTTTTGTCGATTACCTCGCCATCGACACGATGAGTGGGCGCCGCGATTTATTGCGGAAGCCAGCCAAACCAGTTGGCCAACCATTTCCGCGTTTCCAACCTACTCATCCACGCGTGTGGGAGATGTGTGCGCATGGCGGCGCTATGGCCGCGTGACACCTTTTATCCGTCGAATTTTTAGAGAGCACCCGAGAGGTCGGGCGGGCAGCGATGTGTGCTGCGTTGAATTAATAATAGCGACGCTAGTTAAATGATGCAATAGCGGAGCTATTTTATTTTTCGGAAATTTGTAACAGAGCCGGTTTGGACGCCGCGTTCCAAGCAGGTTGATATGTTGGGATGCTTGAGGATAAACTACTGTTCAAATATACAGTAGTCTTAACGAAAACTCGAAGAGGGCCTAGCTGTGACGAATAGTGGTGCGTCCCAACTCCGCTGCAAGCCAGGGGATTTAGCGCGGATAAAGAAGGCGTGGAACGAGCTACTCGAAGGTCGGCTGGTGTTCATCCGTCGCGCATACTCGTCGACGGAATGGCTCGTGTATTTGCTCGACGGCCCGGCATTCGGGGTGAGCGAGGATCGGTGCCACTTGGTTGTGGCGCGCGCCATGATCGCTGACGACTGGGCTTTGGAACCGATCGAAGGTGTGCAAGAGGACGAGCGCGAGGATGTTACGGGTTCAGTCGTGCGACAGGTTCGCCTTCCTCTGGGAGCATCCGAAGAATCATTTTGAACGTCGATGCGGGCTCGCCGGCGTGATCTGCTTTTCGAATCGCGTCGATGACCTTCACTGCCTCCTGACTGAGGCCGTGATCCGTACCACCGCGAACCTTCGCATAGGCCCGCTCGATCTCTGCCGCAAGTCGGGGACTGAATGCGGGAATCGTCACATCTAGGCCGGTTGCGAATGCGGTCGCCGCACTGATGTTCAGTGGTCGGTGACCGTTTAGGTATTGCCAGACCATCCCCTGAGACCCGATCTCATAGCGCGCGCCGAACTCTGCCTGAGAAAGCTCACTTTTCTCGGCAAACAGTTTTGACAATGCGGCCGCCTCCTCTCCAAGCCAGGAGGGGACTTCCTTCTCTTTCGGTTTGCGTGATTCAGCCATTTTGGAAGTGTAGCAACGCTATTAGATGGTTCAACTAGCCATGCTATTGACTTGTTGTAATAGCGTAGCTAGTATTTGCTTATGGATCTCTCAAACTATCTCGCGTCGAAAAAGATCACTCAGGCTTCGTTCGCCGTTCGGTTAGGCGTGAGCCAGGGGTTGATCTACCAATGGCTTACGGGCCGTCGCCCCATCGCAATCGACAAGTGCGTAGCGATCGAGCGTGTCACCGACGGCGAAGTGGGGCGCAGAGATTTGCGGCCCGCCGACTGGCACCTAATCTGGCCTGAACTTTCCGGCGGCGCTTCTGAAATTCGCTCAAGAGGTGGCCAATGAAAGAGCCGATCAACATGAGCGGCACACTTCGTGACGCTTGGTCGAGCGTATCTCGCGAGTTCGACCGCATTTGGGCGGCGCTTGGCGTACATACGCCCGCTGCGACTCCACCGGTAGGTATGAGGCTTACGCGGATCGACGGAATTTCGACGATTCGCGCTTCGATGCTGGCAAAGGCGCTGGCGATCACGTTCAGCGAAACGATGTTCGAAGACAGCAAGGAATGGTCGTTGATCGACGAACTGGAGCAGTCCAAGGACGAGTTCTGGCGCATGGTCGGAACTGCTCTCAAAGATGAATTCCATCGAAGTCTGGTGAAGACCCAATGACTGATCTCAACGAGTTGTGGGAACAGAAGAAGCGCGAGGTCGAGATGCAACTGCCGCGTGACGTACGTGAGGCGAAGCGAAAGAGTCGGTTTGAGCGCACCAACGGCCAATTGCGACTCAAGACCGCAAACCCAAGGCGCTGGATCAAGAGGCGGCTCATCGAGCAGGCTTCGCTGGAGCATCTCAAAGATTCCATCAGCGTGAACATGCGCCTCTTCCTCAAAGATCGAATGGAGCAGAAATGAAGCGACTGTACGCACGGCTTGTGCTGTGGTTGATCCGGCCGGCGCTTGACGAGGCGGGCATGTCCGACGGCCTTTCGACGCCGAGGTACGTGGCTGATCGGGCGCCGAACCGTCGCGCCCGAGTCGAGTTCTTCAGCCGCGGGCTTGAATCTGTTGGAGGTTGGACGCCATGTTCGTCGCGTGCAGATCGAAGGAAGAGACCACTGATTCTCCGACGCGAGCGTGGTTGATCAGCGTGACTCGAGCAATCTCCGATGCCTGCTCGAATTCCGAAGCTATAAGCGAAATCGCTTCTGGCGGGAACACGCGAAGCATTGCATCCAGAAGCGCCTGAACAGCAAAGAGTTCTCCTTTGAGTTCGCAGATCTTCTCGGTTGCTTCCTGTAGGTCTTTCATGAGTACCCCGATGGATGTTGAGTTGTACGAAGTGAAGAGCGAACAGCTTAGCACCGTCGGGGGACTCGCCAGATTTGAGTAGTGAATGCATGCGTTGAACTGTAGACGCACGAGGAGAGAAACACATGCGAAACGAATCGCACAAGACAAAGCTGGCGATCCTCTCGGATCACGTGGATCTTTGGCGCCAGCGTGCAGGAAGCCGTGAGACGGTCGCGTTGCAGATTGTCGAGGCCCACAAGGCTTGGGGGGGCGACAAGCTGCCGCGCCTCGAATTCGACATGACGGGCGACGCCTTTACGGCTGCCAAGAACGCGGCCGACCGCATTTTCCGCTGGCTCGACGATCGCACGAAAGACACGAACCTGATGCCGGCGAATGTCGAGCGCTCGATCCTCGCCGCGATGCCCGTCGATATTCGCCTTTCCTACTTGAACGAGTGGCTTGGGACCGTAGATGTGTCGGTTCGGGTTCGGGCGGGATTGGACCACGACTCACTCAGCCCGCAACAAATCGTTCAGTCGATCGTTCACGCGAATCACCGCACCGAGTCCTCGGCAGCCGATTTGCTGGACGGCATCGATCCGGGCGAGTTGCCGCGACTTCACATCAGCTTGATCAACGACATTTCGGTAAAGAAGTCGCTCGTTGGCGCGGTGGAGTCCGCAATGCGTGTCACTGGCGAGGTACCGGTAGGCATGGAGGGTTTAGGAAAGTGAGAGAGATCAAGATGAAGTTGTCCGTGTCTGTCGATCACGATGCGCTGGCAGCGGCGAAGGCCGTATTCGTTAAAGCAGCCTCGCGCGCGGTGACGGTGATCGTAACGAATGACAAGCCGTCCGTTTGCATCGGCTGCGGCGCGGTGCGCCAGCCCAACGGCGAAATGCCGTGCGACCACTGAGGAGACGCCATGAGCTCACATCGAGTCAATCAAGCGTGGGGCGTTGAGCTTCGCCACACCGAAAAGATCGTGTTGCTGGCACTGAGCCACCACGCCGTTATGTCGACCGGCGAGTCGTCGCCGAAGGTAAGCCGTCTGGCGCGTGACTGCGGCATGTCGGAATCGGCTGTGCGTGAGTCCATCAAGGCGCTGGAAGCGGCGGGGCACATCAAGACGGCGCCGGTTCGTCGCGGTGTGACGCTCTACCGCGTCAAGGTCTGACATGGCTCAGCCCGCCCAAGTCATCCCGTTTCCGGAGGTTCGCGTGCCCCAGTTGGAGCATGGCTACACGCGTGTGGCAAACGAGCTCTTGGAAGCGATCACGATGGCTCCATTCGGCCGCAACGAATACAAAGTGCTGATGGTGCTGATCCGGAAGACGTACGGCTTCAACAAGACGTCTGACCAGCTAGCACTCTCTCAGATCCAATTGCGTGCCGGTATCAGCAAGACGCAGACGTCGGTCGCTGTGGCCGAACTGGTGAAGAAGAACGTCTTGCTGGTTGGAGTAGGGAGGTATGCCCGTGAATTCACGATCAACAAGGCATATAGCAAGTGGGACGCATCCCTTCGGGTTGATCTTTCTGTTTTGAGTTCCGAAAACCGGAACGACATGGTTCCGGAACTAGGAACTCTTGGTTCCGAAAACCGGAACTCCGATGTTCCGGAATCCGGAACCACAAAAGACACCTCCAAAAGACAAGACCAAAAGACAACTTCAAAAGAAACCCTTTCGCGCTCGCTTCGCGAACGCTTTGAGATTTTTTGGGCCGGGTATCCGAAAAGGAAATCCAAGAAGACAGCTGAGAAGGCGTTCGCAAAGCTCAACCCCGACGAGCAGCTCTTCAACGAACTGATGGCAGGTTTGGAGCGGGCCAAGACCTTGGGGCAGTGGAGCGATCCGCAATTCATCCCACACCCGGCTACCTGGTTGAACGCTGGTGGCTGGATGGACGAGATCCAGAGCGCATACACCGATGCCGAACTGGCCGTGATTCGAGGCTACAACGAAGTTCTCGGGGAGCTGATCGGCAAGGTGGATGAAGGGATCTTTGTCGAGCAGCGCGCCGGCGCTATCCGCGCACTGATCGCATTCGGCGCGGAGAAGCGCGGCAACTCAGAGATGTGGCGCCAGTACTTCCCGTGGGTTGCGGCGAATGTGGATTTCCCGCCGAGCGCTGGCTTTGACTGGCTGATCAGCCCGAAGGGCTTTAGCAACGTCATCGGCGGTCAGCACAACAAGGCAGACAAGCGATGAGCAACCAGGAACACAACCGCCCAATCGTCGCGGTCGAAGCCGAGCAAGCCGTCATTGGCGCGCTGCTCTTCGAAAACGATGCCATTGACCGTATCGCCGGCCTGAAGGCCGAGCACTTCTTCCGCGCGGACCATCGGACCATCTTCGCTGAGATCGTCGCCATGCTCAGCGCCAACCAGCCGGCAGACGCGTTCACGGTGTTCGGGCGCATTTCTGCCAAGGGCGGCGCTGACGACATCGGCGGGATTGCCTACCTCAACGATCTGGCTTCAAGTGTGCCTAGCGCTGCGAACGTAGCGCACTACGCCGAGATGGTTATCGATCGAGCTCAGAAGCGTGGCCTTGCGGCGGCTGGCTCGCGTATGCAGGAGATGGCGCAGAACCCGAACGGCGCCACGGCCGGCGAACTGGTCGACCGAGCACAGGCAGAGGTGGAGCGACTGGCCGAGGGGCGTGCTGCTGCCGCCCCGATCTTGGCCGCCGAGGGCCTGTCGCACTTTCTGGTCGGCATGGAGCGTCGCCTTGATGGCGAGATTGCACCGGCGCGCATTGGTTACGACGCGCTTGACGAGCGGATCGCAGGTGGCATGAAGGGTGGCGACCTGATCATCGTTGCGGCGCGCCCGTCGATGGGTAAGACGGCGTTCTCGCTCAACGTTGCATCGAACGTCGCCGAGAGCAAGCCGACGCTGTTCCTGTCGATGGAGATGCCGGCCGAGCAATTGCACGCCCGGATGATGGCGCGGCACTCCGGAGTGAATTTCGGCCATCTGATCGAGCCGAAGAAGCTGACGGACATGGAGTGGAGCCAGTTGCCCGCCGGCATCAGCCGAATCGAGCAATTGTCGCTCTACTTCGATGATCAGCCTGGCCTGTCGCTGCTCGATATCCGCAGCAAGGCGCGCGGCATCAAGCGTCGTCACGGTCTCGGGCTGATCGTGGTCGATTACCTCGGCCTGATGACCGGCGGCCAAGGCGATAACCGCACGCAAGAGATCGGCAGTTATTCGCGCGGCCTGAAGGCACTCGCGAAAGAGTTGGACGTGCCGATTATGGCGCTTGCCCAGTTGAATCGTGGCCTTGAGCAACGTGCGGACAAGCGGCCGGTCATGTCGGATCTGCGCGACTCGGGGGAAATTGAGCAAGACGCAGACACGATCTTGTTCCTGTACCGCGACGAGGTCTATCACCCGGATTCGCCTGACCGTGGCCTTTGCGAAGTGATCATCGGCAAGCAGCGCAACGGGCCGCTCGGCCGTGTCGCCCTCGGCTTTCAGGGCGAGTACCAACGCTTTTCTCCGCTTGAGTCTGGACGCACGTACGGCGCCGAGGCGTCCGAAGAGCGCCCGAAGGGGAGGGCCACGTTTTGACGCACTACGAATGCTGGCGGCGTTTTGACGTTGCTGTCACGGCGGCGCTGAGAGGTAACAGCGCGCCTGCATGGGCATTCGTGAAAGAGGTCGAGCAACGGTTTGGCGAAGAGGTTGGTGCTCGGCAGGAAAAGGAATTGCGGGCGTTTATCGCCATGAAACGGGAGAAGGGCAAGTGACGCACAAGAAGGAAAGTCAGTTGGAGCGAACGTTTGCGTTGCACTGCCGCGCGCACAAGGTCGCGGAGCCGACGCGGGAACATCGATTCGCGCCTCCGCGTATGTGGCGTTTCGACTTCGCTTGGCCCGAGGCGATGGTCGCGGCTGAGGTCGAGGGTGGAATCTGGACTGGCGGTCGTCATACGCGCGGGAGCGGGTTCGAGGCTGACGCAGAGAAGTACAACGCGGCGGCGCTGGCCGGCTGGCGTGTTTTCCGCTTCACCACAGGCATGGTTTCTAGCGGTGTCGCTATCTCGACGATTCGGAAAGCTTTGGAGGCAGCATGAAGCGCGAAATCCTCGAAAGCATGGATAAGGGCGTTTGGTACACATACGGCCGCCTTGCAGGATTGGTCGATGCGGAAGCATCGGCAGTGAGTCGCACCTGCCGGGCGCTGGTTGCTGATCGGGTGATCGAGAGCGAGATCATCGATCGCAAGGTGCGTGTGCGCCTTCTGATGAGTCGCTGTGCGGCCGAACCGGTCCGCTACGACAACGTGCCGACCGTCGCCGCGCCGCGGACTGCGCCCGCGTTTGCGCCGCTGGTTTCGTATGAGATGTATGCCAACAGTCACAAGGCCCTATGCGAGGTGACGCGGTGAGCCTGACGAGAAAGAAGCTGCTGCGCTCTACGACCCAGCTTAAGCGCTCGCCTTTCAAGACAAAGCCTCGCAAGCGAGCAAAGAAAGCCGAGCGCGAGCACATGGGCGTTATCGCTGGCCTGTGTTGCATCGTTTGTCGGAACCTTGGGTATGGAGAGAGTCCGGCCGAAGTTCACCATGTGCGATTTCTGGCTGGAGGGGGGCAACGATCGGCGCATACCGACACGATTCCACTGTGCCCCATGCACCACCGCGAGGGTGGATATGGCATTGCGTTTCATGCTGGCCCTGCCGAGTTCCAGCGGCGCTACGGCACTGAGGCTGAATTGCTTGCGCAAACAAGGTTCGAAACTGCGCACCGAATTTTCGCGAGTGTCGCGCCGGAGGTGGCCTGATGGCGGCCCTGCCTTCGTATTTGTATCTGGACCCGGCGAAAGTCATTGAAATTGAGGAGAACAAAACATGCAAGGGCTGCTTACACAAGCTGACGCTATGGGGATTGGAGTATTGCGCCAAGGAACGGACCAAGCCGGGCGCCAAGAACATGCGCCGCTGCAAGTTGTACGAGGAAGAGCGATGACCACGAAACGCGACCTCAACGCACTTTGCGAGGACTGGGCGGCCTGGCATCGCACGCGCCGAATCTTCGTCCCGCCTATGCCGAGTGGCCTGCTCGCCGGGATGCAGCCCCGCAAGGTCGGCCCTGAGCCGGATGCGATCTGCTCGTCGATGCTCAGCTTCTTCAACCTCGCAGTCCTGTCGCTGCCCGAGAGCCCAGAGAAGCAAGCGCTGTACCTGTTCTACATCCACCGTGTTTCTCACATCAAGCGGGTGGCTTCGGCGCTAGGGATCTCGCGCGATGCGTTTTACAAGCGTGTGGAAAGTGGTCGTTCGCAAGCGTATCGAGCATATTGCCGAATGGTCGAAAGTGTATAGCGTGGCGCTATACATCTTCGAGCTATACAAATTCGGCAAAAAACGTATCATTTCGGAAAGGCTGAATCAGTGCCACCAAAGCCCGCGACGGTGAAAACCGCGCGGGCTTTCTGCTTTCTTGCGTGTCTCCTCCTCGACGAAAGTCGTTCGCCCGCACCGCTTGCGCGGTAGCGGGCATTTTTCTCCTATGCCTCGACTGAAGACCTTGGGTTCGCGACTGCCTGCGCTACAGAGCCGCGTGGTGATCGCTCAGCCGATGTCATGGCGAGCAGGGAAGAGCGGGAGCACGGCGCGTGGTTACGGCTACGCGTGGCAGCAGCTACGCGAGCGGCACTTAGCTGCACACCCGCATTGCGTGTTCTGTCTGCGGGACCTTGGCATGGTAGGTATGTCGCCAATTGAGGTTGTGCTCGCATGCGCTGCACGCGGCGTAGCCGAGCCTTTGGGCAATATAGGTGACCACATCGTGCCGCATCGCGGCGACGAGCGGCTTCGGCTCGACCCGGCGAACATTCAGACGCTGTGCAAGTGGCACCACGATAGCGAGAAGCAACGGTCGGAGAGCTCGGGCCGCTAACGCTACGTCTCTACCTTAACGCTATATAAACACTCGCTCGAAACACCGCAGAGGTTCATGTGCTCATTATTTGAGCAGGCTGGACGGTGTGATGAGATGCGATTGACGCAAATGCGACGCATTCTCGTTAGTGTGCTCAAAAGATGTGCAAAATTGCTGATCTGCTCAAAAAATGAGCAGCGGGAGGGGGTGCCTAAAGTTTGAGCAGAAATTTGGCCTAGACCGACCGTTCCCGCACGCGCAGAAAATTTCCCCTTTTGGAGTTTTTGTTAATGGCCTTTAACAGCAAAAAGCGGCTGTTTGCCGATGCTGTTTTGGCCGGAAAGTCCAATAAAGACGCGGCAATCGCGGCAGGTTACAGCCCCGCGACAGCATCTGCGGCCGGATCTCGACTTGTTAAAGACCCGGATGTTGCCGCCTACCTTTCGAAGCATCGAAAAAAGGGCGGATCAAAGGCAAGTGCGGCGCCCAAGCCGGTACCGAATACGCCTGAACAATCCGAAGCCGCAGCGGTGACGAGTGCAGCGGTCGCCGCTGGGTTTGACCTGTCGACCATCCTGACTTTCAAGGATCCTAAGGATTTCCTGCTGGCGGCTATGAACGATCAGGCAACTGAGCCGAAGCTGCGCGTTGACGCGGCGAAGACGCTCATGCCGTTCATGCACGCGAAGGTTGCTGAAGCAGGCAAAAAAGATGCGAAAGCCGAAGCGGCGAAGAAGGCGGCAAGCAAATTCGGTGCACTGGCGCCGCCGCTAAAGTTGGTCAACGGGAAATAACACATGGAATGGTCGACGGCGTGTCTCGACTGGGCCGAGCGGCTCAAGGCGGGGCAGTCGATCATTCCGCCGCCGATCTTTCCCGAGCAGGCTGAGCAAGCGCTCGCTGTGTTCAAGGAATTGAAGATTGTCGATGCGCCGGGCAGCCCAACGTTTGGTGAATCGTCGGCGCAGTGGGTGTTTGACCTGGTCGCCTCCATCTTCGGCGCGTATGACGCAAACAGCGGCCGGCGGCTGATCACTGAGTGGTTCGTCTGCCTGCCAAAGAAGAACTCGAAGTCGACGTTGGCGGCAGGGATCATGATGACGGCCATGATCCTGAACTGGCGGATGTCCGCCGAGTTCGCGATTCTGGCACCGACAATTGAGGTCGCGAACAACAGCTTCGCACCCAGCCGGGACATGGTCAAGCATGAGGAAGAGCTTGACGACTTGTTCCAGGTGCAAACGCACATCAAGACGATCACACATCGGACGAGCGGGGCAACGCTCAAAGTTGTCGCGGCCGATTCGAACACCGTTGGGGGGAAGAAGAGCGTCGGCACCCTGGTTGATGAGGTGTGGCTGTTCGGCAAGCAACCGAACGCCGAGAACATGCTGCGCGAAGCGATCGGCGGTCTGGCCTCGCGCCCGGAAGGGTTCGTGATCTACCTGACGACGCAGTCGGACGACCCACCTGCCGGCGTGTTCGCGCAGAAACTGCGTTACGCGCGCGACGTGCGCGACGGGAAAATCCACGATCCGTGCTTCGTGCCCGTGATCTACGAGCACCCGCCCGAGATGGTGAGGCGAAAGGAACACCTGCTCGCTGAAAACCTCGGGATGGTCAATCCGAACCTGGGTTACTCGGTCGACGAAGCGTTCTTGCTGCGCGAGTTTCGGAAGGCGCAAGAGGGCGGCGAGGAGTCCTTCCGGGGTTTCCTCGCTAAGCACGCCAACGTCGAAATCGGGCTCGCACTTCGAAGCGATCGCTGGGCCGGTGCAGAGTTTTGGGAGGCGGCTGCGCTGGCGCCGCACGTGTGCCTTGATGAGTTGATCGCCCGTTGTGAGGTGATCGACGTTGGCATCGACGGCGGCGGCCTCGATGACTTGCTCGGCGGCGCTGCTGTCGGCCGCGAGCGGGGTACGCGGAATTGGCTCGCTTGGACTCACGCATGGGCGCATCCATCGGTTTTCGAGCGACGCAAGGAAATCGCTGATCGCCTGCGTGACTTCGAACGCGACGGCGATCTGACCATCGTTGAGCAGATTGGCGATGACGTCGCTGACGTCGCAGAGATCGTATCTACCATCTATAAAGCTGGGTTGCTCGATATGGTCGGTGCGGACCCGGCCGGCATCGGCGGTGTGCTGGATGCACTTGCTGAGGCAGGTATCCCTGAAGAAAAGGTAATCGGCATTTCCCAAGGCTGGAAGCTGTCTGGCGCGATCAAAACGGCAGAACGGCGTATCGCGGCTGCCAGCGGCCGCCGAGTGCCCGATGGAGCGCAGACGTCCGATGGCATGCTGATCCACGGCGGTCAGCGCTTGATGGCCTGGTGCGTGGGCAACGCCCGGGTCGTGCCAGTGGGGAACGCGGTAAACATAACAAAGCAGGTCAGCGGGACGGGGAAGATCGACCCGCTGATGGCTCTCTTCAATGCGGTATCGCTGATGGCGCTCAACCCGCCGGCTCAAGGGCCGTCGGTGTATGAGTCGCGCGGCATCCGATTCCTCTGAGGTGTGAATGGGTTGGTTAGATTTCGTCCGGGGCGAGCGCGCGCCGGAGGCCCCCGCACGCCTCGCGGAGCCGACGCTTGAGCGGACTTTCGCGCCAGTGCGGGCAGCTTCGCCACCGGGAGAAGCTTTCGACGGTCTCAACGACCCGCGTTTGCTCGAGTACATCCGCAACGGCGAGTTGAACGGCGGTGTGGCGGGGCGCGAGGCGAAAGCGCTGCGAAACATGGCGGTGCTTCGTTGCGTGACGCTTATTTCGCAGTCGATCGGCATGCTGCCGCTCAATCTGATCGCGAACGACGACACGAAGCAGACGCAGACCGATAACCCGGCGCACCGCCTGCTGAAGTATCGACCGAACGACTGGCAGACGCCCATCGAGTTCAAGAGCCTGATGCAGTTGCGGGCGCTCCTCGACGGGCAGTCTTTCGCGCGCGCAATCTGGTCAGGAACCAAGCCGATTCGCCTAATTCCGATGGATCGGGGTTCAACGACACCTCGCCTCACGGAAGCGTGGCAGATGGTCTATGACTACACGACGCCAGCGGGCCAGGTCGTCACGCTGCCGGCGCGCGAAGTGTTTCACTTGCGCGACCTCTCCCTTGACGGCGTGAACGGGCTCTCTCGCCCGAAGTTGTCACGTGAAGCACTTGAACTCGCCGAGCATGCGGAGCGCGCAGCCTCTCGGACATTTCGCACGGGCGTGATGGCCGGAGGCGCTATCGAGTTCGAAAAGGATCTGTCGGATGACGCGTACAAGCGTCTAAAGGAGTCGCTCGCGGAGAACCATACCGGTGCTGAAAACGCTGGGAGTTGGATGCTCATTGAAGAGGGCGGCAAATCGAAGCAGTTCACCGCGACGGCGGTTTCGGCGCAACAGATCGAGACTAGAAACCACCAAATCGAAGAAGTAGCGCGCATGTACGGCGTGCCTCGTCCGCTCTTGATGATGGACGACACCAGTTGGGGTAGCGGCATCGAGCAGCTTGCAATCTTCTTCATTCAGTACGGCCTGTCGCCTTGGTTCGTCTCGTGGGAGCAGGCGTCAGAACGCCTGTTCCTGCCGGAAAACATGCTCGGCAAGCTGGTGTTCAAGTTCAACGAGGCGGCGCTGCTGCGCGGCACGCTTAGCGATCAGGCCAGCTTCCTCTCCAAGGCGCTCGGTGCTGGTGGTCATTCGCCTTGGATGAAGCAGAACGAAGTACGTGAGACGTTGGATCTGCCTCGCGTAGATGACCCGGTTGCCGATCAACTACGCAACCCAATGACACAGCAACCGAAGGGGACCGGCAATGAGCCTGCTCAGCCTGCCTGAAATCAATTTCCAGAGACCGAGCGCACAGGTTCAGTTTGGTATTGCGCCGAAGGCGCTGTCGCAATGGAACTCGACCATTCAGGCGGTGGAGAGTGGCGACGAGGCGAGTATTTCCATCCTCGATGTCATCGGTCAGGACTACTGGACCGGCGAGGGCGTGACGTCGAAGCGGATTGCCGGGGCGCTTCGCTCCATCGGATCGAACCCGGTCACGGTAAACGTGAACTCGCCGGGCGGTGACATGTTTGAGGGGGTCGCCATTTACAACATGCTTCGGGAGCATCCGGGGCATGTGACGGTGAAGGTTCTGGGTATGGCGGCGTCTGCCGCATCGATCATTGCCATGGCCGGAGACACAATTCAGATCGGGTTGCCGGCCTTCTTCATGATTCACAACGGTTGGATCGTCGCCGCAGGGAATCGAAACGAGTTACGCGACCTTGCCGACTGGATGGAGCCGTTCGATGCCGCAATGGCGGATGTGTACGCGGCCCGCACTGGCATTAAGTCAGCCACGATTCAAGAGCTGATGGACAAGGAAACGTGGCTTGGCGGTAGCGCTTCCGTCGAGCAGGGGTTCGCAGATGAAGTGCTCGATGGTGACCAGATCAGGAACGGTGGCAAGTCGCAAGCAGCGGCGGCGCGACGTATCGAGGCGGCCTTGCGTGCCTCGGGTCTGTCGCGCTCCGACGCACAAGGTCTCATTTCAAACTTCAAGTCCGGCCTGAGAGATTCGGCCGGCAATGGCGGCCTGAGCGATTCGGCGGCTAACAGCGAAGCAGCGGTGCTGCTGAACTTTCTCTACCAACCATTGAAGGGGTAACTATGGACGCAGCAATCAAAGACGCGATCGATAACGCAAACCGCACGTTTGCGCAGTTCAAAGAGGCGAACGACAAGCGCATCGACGCTCTGGAAAAGGGGCAGCCGTCGGCTGATATCTCGGCAAAGGTCGAGAAGATGGGCAGCGATCTCGACACGCTGCAAGCGGCGATCGACGAGCATAGCGTAAAAATGGCCGCGATCCAGATGGGCGGCGGCTCTGGAAAGCAACTGCGCGATGCCGAGTACACGGACGCATTTCAGGCGCACGTTAAGAAGGGCGAAGTCAACGCTGCCCTGAACAAGGGCGCAGATGCGGAAGGCGGCTTCCTGACGCCGATCGAGTGGGATCGAACGATCACCGACAAACTCGTGCTGGTCTCGCCGATGCGTCAGCTCGCGCAGGTGCAAGCGGTATCGAAGGCCGGTTTCTCGAAGCTTTTCAACATGGGCGGAACCGGTAGCGGTTGGGTCGGCGAAACGTCGAACCGTCCGCAAACGAACACGGGGACTTTTAAGTCGCTCTCGTTCACGTCGGGTGAAATCTACGCCAATCCGGCGGCAACGCAGCAGATCCTCGACGACAGCGAAATCGATCTCGAAGCGTGGTTGTCAAACGAGGTGCAAACCCAGTTCGCCAAACAGGAAGGCCTCGCGTTTCTGTCCGGCGACGGTGCGAACAAGCCCACCGGCATTCTGACGTACGTGGCCGGCGGCGCAAATGCAGCAGTCCATCCGTTCGGTGCCATCGGTGTCGTCAACAGTGGCGCGGCGGCCTCCATTGCCTCGGACGGCTTGATCGACCTGATCTATGACTTGCCGAGCGCCTTCACCGGAAATGCTGGTTTCACGATGAATCGCAACACGCAGCGCCTAGTTCGCAAGCTCAAGGACGGGCAGGGCAACTACCTGTGGCAGCCGTCGTTCGTTGCCGGTCAACCGGCCACGCTCGCGGGCTATCCGGTGACCGAAGTGCCCGACATGCCGGATGTCGCCGCGAATTCGACGCCGATCCTCTTCGGTGATTTCAAGCAGACGTATCTCATCGTCGACCGCATCGGTGTGCGTGTTTTGCGCGACCCGTACACGGCCAAGCCGTATGTGCTGTTCTACACGACGAAGCGCGTCGGCGGCGGCCTGCTGAATCCGGAGCCGATGCGCGCGCTGAAAGTGGCCGCATCGGCGTAAGAGAAAGCGGAGCGTAGACGAACTGGGGCTCCTTCGGGAGCCTCATTCATTTTGTGAGGAAGACATGGCAAAGCTCATTGCGGCGTTTCTTGGTGTGTTGGACGGTGACATTTACCCGACGCAGTTCGAAGCAGGCGACGAATGCCCGCCCGAACTGGAAGCTGGCGCTCAGGAACTGGGTGCACTGGGCGACGAATCGGTCTCGACCGAGGACATGACCGCCGCGCAGATCAAGGCGGCGCTAGACGCCAATGGCGTCGAGTACAAAGCAAGCATGAGCAAGGCTGAGCTGCTCGAACTGCTGACCGGGGCCGGGGAGTAAAGCGTGTCGTTGGTTTCCCTCGAACTCGCGACGAAGTTCGTCAAACAGGACCTCGGTGCTGATGACGATGTCGTGCAAATGGCGCTCGACGGCGCTACGCAGTCCGCTATCGACTATCTGAATCGTCAAGTCTTCGAGACTGACGCCGCGATGCAGACCGCTGTTATGGCCGGTACGGCCGGTGAGAACCCGATGGTGGTGAATGCTGCGATTAAGGCGGCCATCCTGAAGACGACCGCGGAGTTGTACATGAACCGTGAGGATTCGAGCATCGGGACCGTCGCTGAACTGCCGTTCAACGCGAAATCGCTCTTGCGACCTCACCGAATCATTCCGGGGGTGTGATGCGCTCCGGAACTCTCACTCGACAAGTGCGGATCGAACGTCGGGGCGCTGGGAAGGATGATTTCGGCCAACCGTCCGACGGCTGGGTGCCGGTCGGGCCGGTGCTTTGGTGCAACGTCCGTGTGTCGTCAGGCTCAGAAGCCATCAAATCCGATATGCCGGTCGGTGCGGCGACCGTGAGCATTCGCGTGCGCTACCGCACAGATATCGACAACGGAATGCGGGCGGTCCTTATCAAGTACGTCGCCGGTGAGCCGGTGGACGACGAGATTTTCAACATCGAGAAGCCGTTGCCCGACTACGCCGGCCGGGAGTACACGGACCTCGTTTGCGTCTCTGGACAAGGCGATGGCGGTTGATTGGAAGACGAGCGGATTCAGCGAGTCTGCCGCGGCGCTACTGAAGCTCGCCGACGATCTGGGCGAATCTGCGCTACGGTCTGCCGCCGTTGCCGGAGGGACGATTCTGCGTGACGAAGCCGCACTACGCGCCCCGCAAGGCGAAACCGGAAACCTCGGTCGCGCGCTTTACCTGAAGTTCATTGAAGAGCGCTCTACCGAGACGAGCAAGATGTACTACGTCAGCATCCGGCGTGGGAGGAAGGGCGACGGCCGCAACGACGTCGCCTTCTACGGCCCGATGGTTGAGTTTGGGCACTGGTACGTGCCCCCGAAACCGAAGGGCATGAGGTGGAAGTCTCACCGAGCCAACTCGGTAGGTAAGCACTGGGTCGCTGCACGTCCGTTCATCCGACCAGCTTGGGAGGCGCGCAAGACCGATGCCGTCGATGCGATGCGCAATAGGCTCAAAGAGAAATTGATGGAAATTCACGAGGAGCGCGGCAAATGATCGAGCCACTCATCACGGGGGCGCTAGCCGAGGTTGCTGGTGCCCGGATATTCGACGCCACAGCGCCGGCCAACACGCCGCGCCCATTCGCAGTTTTTCAAAAAGTCGGTGGGCAGGACGCGAGCTCGCTTGAAGGTCTTGCCGAGCGCATGAACGCGCGCGTGCAGTTCGTTGTGTGGGCGGAGACCGCGAAGGAAGCGGCGACGGTCATGCGACAGATGATGACGATCCTCTGCGGAGACGAACTGAAGGGTGTGCCCATTGGCGCACCCGTGGGGTTGCATGAGCCCGATACCAACTGGTACGGCGAGCGCCTCGACATTTCATTTTGGTTCACCCCTTGATATGACAGGAGAAAGCTATGGCTTCCCCGGCAATTTCTGCACAAGGTAGCAAGCTGGAGATCGGTTCGACCGATGCCAGCCCTACTTACACCCGTATTCGCGGCTTCAAGTCCTTTACGGGCTTTGACGGGCAGGCGTCGGAGCTCGACGCGACCGATCTCGAAAGCAAAGCGAAGGAGTACTTGCTCGGCCTTCAGGACGCCGGCAACTTCAACTTCGATCTGAATGTGAACCGCTCCGATCCGGGCCAGATCGCACTCGAAGCGGCCCGGAAGAGCGGCGCACTGCGTTCGTTCCGTCTGACGCTTCCCGACGGCCAGGTCGCGACGTGGAGCGGACTGGTGAAGAGCACGCCCCTGCAAGGTGGGGTGGACGCAATTCTGACTGGCACCGTGAACACGCGCATCAGCGGTGAAGTCATTTGGACGGAGACGCCGTGAACATCCTTTCGAAAGACCAGATTCTCGCGGCGAACGACCGCAAGACCGTCGACGTTCCGGTGCCGGAGTGGGGTGGCGTGATCCGCTTGGCTGTGATGACCGGCGCGGAGCGCGATTCGTTTCACGCTTCGCGGGAAGGGCGCGGCACCGGAATTGGCGACTTCGAGGCGGCGTTGCTCGCCGCAACGATCGTCGGTGCCGATGGCAATCAGGTGTTCTCGATCGACGACATCGAGTCGCTCCGAGGCAAGAACAAGGATGTGCTCGACCATCTTGCCGGAGAGGCTGCGACCCTCAATGGTATCGGGCAAAAGGCGCAGGAGAATGCGGAAAAAAACTCCGACGCCGCCCCGAGCGGCGCTTCTGGTTCCGACTCGCCGGTCACCTCGGAATGAGCGTCGGGCAAGCCCAGCGGGAGATTGATTCCGCTGAGTTTGCCGAATGGATGGCGTTCTCACGTATCGAACCGCTGGGCGGCCCGATCGAGGATTTGCGAACGGGCGCGGTGGTGTCGATGCTTGCCAACATCAACCGTGACAGGGCGAAGCGGCCTGAGCCATTCGGGTTGTTGGATCTTCTCCCATGGGTAGAGGCTGCTCATGCCGCCAGCAACGAGCCCGTGTTGCTTGATGGATCGAAAGCCCAATCGGACTTGATCCGAGCCGCGATATTCGGCGTTGCGCCGAAATCCCAATAGTGCCCGCCATGTGTGGGCGTTTTCTCTTGAGAACGGAATGAGTGACCTGATCGGAAAGGCCGTAATTGCCGTCGAGGCGAACACGACCGCCCTGAAAGCCAGTATGGCCGAAGGCGCACAGTCCGTGAAGCAGCTTGAGGCGACGGCAACGGCGGCCGGCACCAGGTCGAGTGCAGCGTTCAAGGGGATGTCGGACGCCGCAACGACCGGCGCTCGCGCAAGCGAATCGTCGATCCGTAGTTTCATGTCATCGCTTGAGCGCCAATCGGTGCAGGTCACGCAGGGTAAGGCGGCGTGGCTGGAAATGCGCGCCGCGCAGCTTGGCGTCGCTGATTCTGCCGCACCGATGATTTCGGCGATGAAGAAGGCCGAGGAAGGTGTGCACGGGCTGAATTTCGCAACCGGCGCCGCTCGTAAAGAAATGCTGGTGCTCGCGCACGAGGCATCGCAGGGGGCTTGGAAGAACTTCGCCGGCTCGATGATGGTGTTGGGCGAACGTACCGATGCGCTCGCCGTAGTTCTGAGCTCCGCAGGCGTCTCCGTTGCGTTGGTGGCGGCGGGCATCGGGGCTTTTGTTTTGGCGGCGATTCAGGGGCGACGCGAGGCCGAAGAGTTCACCCGATCCCTGCAACTCACCGGTAACGCCGCTGGCGTCACGCGCGATGCAGTCAATTCGATGGCTCTCGCGATCGCGAAGGACACGGGCAAGGGCATTGGAACCGCACAGGAAGCGCTGCAAGCGCTGATATCGACCGGCCGATTCACCGGGCAGAGCATTCAGACGCTCGGCGAAGACGTCGTGAAGTTCTCGGAACTGACTGGCGCGAAGCTTGAAGACGTCGTTGCCGATTACGCGAAAATGCCCGACGGCGTTGCGAAATGGGCGGCTGAGCACAACCGCAGCATGCACTTCATGGACACGGCGACATATGAATATGTTCGGTCGCTCGAAGAGGCTGGCCGAGTATCCGATGCGGTTCGTGTCGTGTCCGAAGCGCTGCATCGTCAATTAGTGAACGATGCAAACGACAAACTGGGGACGGCGGCGAAGGCGTGGCGTGATTTCCGGCTTGAGATTTCGAAGACCTGGGCGGCATTGAAGCAAGGCTTCAGTTCCGGGCCGACGAACACCGACAAGATAGAGACGCTACTCAGCGAGCGGCGCGATCTTGAGAGCATGGCAAAGCGTGACGGCTGGGGTGGTGACTCAGCACGCGAGCGCATTGCGAACATTGACAAGCAAGTCAGATCGCTTCAGTCACTGAAGGTTGAAGAGCAGCGGCTCGCAGAGGCAGCCGCAAGACGTGCTCAAGAGCAAGAGGCGGGAATTGCGGCTACCGACGCGCTGCACAAGCAACGCCTCCAATACGACAAAAACTTCGCGCGTCAGCAGGCACTTGATCAGTTCGATCGCCATGTTTCCGATCTTCGGAAAACCAGCCCGAACAGTGCCGAGTTGGACCCTGCCGCTCTGGCCGCGACACGCAAGGGCATCATTGAGCAGTTCACCGACAAAAAAGCCGAGTCCGATGCGCAGAACGCTCTGAATGCCCGTCTCGAAGCGCTTCAGCAGCAATACAAGGCGGAAGAAGATGGTCTGAAATCGAATCTCGCGCACCTGAAGAGCCTGAGAGAGCAAGGGCTACTCTCGTTGCAGGACGAACTGCAACAAGAGCACGACGCCCGACAGCAGTCGCTGACGAAGCAACTGGGGATTATTCAGCAGCAGGAAGAGCTTGCCAAGGGCAAGAAGCAGCTCGCCGCGTATCAGAAGTACGCGGGAGAGGAGGCACAGATTCGCCAAAAGCTTGCGGAGAACGACCGCAAGTTTGCAGACGATTCCGACGCCCTTCAGAAGAAGCAAGCGCGTGACCTTCAGGCTTATGTGACGTCACTCGACAAGTCGCTTCAAACGCGGCGTGAAGCGATTACGCAAAGCGTTGAATCGATTGGCATGGGCGACACGGCACGCGATCAGTTCTCGCGGTTGACCGCTGCGGCCAAGGAATATGACCAAAAGCTGTCCGATCTGACGCGCTCGAGTATCGAGAAGCGCATTGACCCGAGTCAGTACGATGCGGAGTTGAAGGCTCTACAGGACTTCTACGATAAGCGAGTGGCGATGGAGTATGACGCCACCGACCGTATTCGTGCTGCCCAAGGGAATTGGCTCAACGGCGCCCAGCGCGCCTGGGAGAACTTCAACGATAAGGCCCTCAACGTCGCGGATCAGGTCGGCACGAGCTTCTCGAACGTCTACGAAGGGTTGACGGACGCCGCCGCCAAGTGGGCTACCGGGACGAAAATGAGCATCGCCGATATCGGCACAGCGTTCGCACAAGAACTGATCAAGATGTCGATCCGCGCAGCAGCGTCACCGGTTTTTGGTGCATTGACGGGGTTCTTAGGGAGCGCGTTTGCAGGCGGTTACTCGTCGAGCGCGGTCAACGGCGGGTTGGCTGGATCGTACAGCGGTTCGTTCTCGTCGGGCCTGAGCGGCGGCACTGGCATGTTCACCATGCCGAGCGCGAAGGGCAATGTGTTTGCCAGCGGCTCAGTCGTGCATGCCTTTGCCAAGGGCGGTGCCTTTACCAATCAAGTTGTTAGCCAGCCCACGCTCGCGCCAATGGCCCTTTTCGGGGAGGCCGGAGAGGAGGCAATCATGCCGCTTAAACGCGGGTCTGACGGTTCGTTGGGGGTGCGTGCATCGATCGACGTTGGCAGCGGAACTCAGGTGCACAACTATACGAATGTGGACCTAAACGTGCAGGCGTCGAGTGGCGGTGCTGCGGGCTTTGACGGGATCGACGCTAGAGACCTTAAGCGCGCTGTTCATGGCTGGATTGACGAGCGCATGGACAAGAAGATGCGTGGACAAGGGGGGTATGCCTCGCAGATGAAGTACGGACAATTGGCATGACCGATACGTTCCTCTGGTCCCCGCGCACGAACGCGTCGGGCGACATCACCTTTGCCGTGCGCAAGGGCGTTTTTGGTGACGGCTATGAGCAGCGCGCCAGGGACGGACTGAATAACAAGAAGTCGACCTATCAACTCACTTTCGTTGGGGGGGAGCAGAAGATCTCGGCGATCTTGGCATTCCTCGACGCGCATGCCGGCAGCAAGTCGTTTTTTTGGACGCCAGCTTTGCGGCCGCAAGCACTATTTGTTTGCGAGAAGTACTCAGGGCCAGTGAAAGACGGCGACACGTACACCATCTCCGCAACGTTCGATCAGACGTTTGCCCCCTGAAATGACGAAACAAACTATCAATCTAGGAACCCCACCCAAGGGATCTGACGGTGACACTACGCGCGCTGGATTTGGAAAGGCGAACGACAACTTCAACGAACTCTTTGCGCGAGCCCAAGGGAAATTAGCTAAGGACGTATCCGGCCCAGCCGGGACCGTTGCATTGACTGACGCTGAAGCTCTCAACGGCTCGCTCACCTTTGCCGGCGCGATAACAGGGGATCGGGTTGTCACGGTGCCGGCGAATCCTCCGCAGTTGTACATTGTCCGCAACGGAACCAGTGGTGCGTTCTCGTTGACGTTCAAGACGGTTGGCGGCACCGGCGTGGCTGTCAAAGGTGGCCAGCAGCTTGTCGTTTTCTCGGATGGAGTGAACATCGTCGACTGGGTCGGGGGGCAACTTGGTGGGCTCCAAACCGGCCTCGACGCCGCAAACGCAGCCATCGCAACAAAGATGCCTGCGAACCCCGGCGGCGGACTCACAAAGGTTGTGCGAGGAGATGGGTCGCTGGGTAATTCCATCCGGGGGTACTTTCAAGTCAACAACGCTGGGTGGCCGCTATTCGAGTGGCATATCCCCGGGGCGATCGCACGCGCTTGCACCATGGGCACCGATGGTGGGCTTTCGTGGCTCGGTTCCGATGGGGCGGGGAATACTGTCGGCTCTGTCTTGATGAATCTGGGCCCAACAGGAAGTCTTGGAATTCTTGGGAGTTTGAGTCAAGGCTCCGACTATCGCCTGAAGACAGACGTGGTCGAATTGGAAGCTGAAGACGTCCTTGATCGGATCATGCGTTTCAGGGGCATCGAATACACATCGATTTTCGATCCAGACGGCGGGCGATCTCCGGGCGGCTTGGCTCATGAGGTCAGCGAACTATTCCCATTGCTCGTGCAAGGAACGAAGGACGCGGTGGACACCGATGCTGAAGGCAACGCCGTGCCTAGGTATCAGCGGATGAACTATGTAGGGCTGACCGTTTACACCACGGTCGGCTTGCAAGCCACGGTCAGGCGTCTAGAGGTGGCCGAACGAACGATTGAATCTCTCGAAACGCGAATTGCATTGCTCGAACGGACTGTCGCCGGCACGGGGCAATCTAACATTGGAGGTGCCGAATGAGTATCGTTGCTGATATTCAGACGCTTGAGCCCGGTGCGTTGATTGAGCTTTTCGAGTTGGATGCAACGGCTCAGTCTGGCGATGTCCTGCGCTTTCACGGGCATATGCAGGCGGGATCGATTTGGTGGCAGGGTAACGAATATTCCCCCTGGCCGATTGAGGTAGAGGGGTTCGCCCGCAGTGGTGACACGCAGCAGCCCACGCCGACGCTTTCCGTCGGCAACATTGACGGATCGATCACGGCTCTGTGTTTATACCTTGACGATTTGGTCGGTGCGAAGCTTACTCGCATGCGAACGCTTGGGCAGTACCTGGATACGCGTAACTTCCCGGAAGGAAATCCGACTGCTGATCCGGATGAGCAGCTTCCGCCTGAGCTCTGGTACATAAACCAGAAGACGGAAGAGACGAACGAGTCAGTGACGTTCGAACTGGCCAGCGCTCTCGATTTCAACGGTGAGCAGCTTCCGCGCCGGCAGATCGTGGCAAACGCCTGTGTCTGGCTCACGATCGGTGGCTATCGTGGCCCGTATTGCGGCTATATGGGCGCGGCGTACTTCGACAAGAACGACAAGCCGGTGGCCGATCCTTCGCTGGACAAATGCGGCGGCCGATTGTCCTCGTGCAAATGTCGCTTCGGTCAAAACAACGAACTTCCATATGGCGGGTTTCCTGCCGCCGATCTGGTGCGCACAAGCTGATGAATAAGCGAACGTTGAATGCGATACGAGCTCACGCCGCGGAGGACTACCCGCGCGAGGCCTGTGGGCTCATGATTGTCGCGAAGGGTCGCGAGCGATATGTGCGCTGCCGAAATCTTGCTCAAGGCACAGAGCATTTCGTGATGTCTCCTGAGGATTATGCGGCGGCAGAGGATGCTGGCGACGTGGTATCGGTCGTGCACTCACATCCAGATGCGCCGGCGGCGCCTAGCGAGGCCGACCTAGTGAGTTGCGAGGCTACGGGCCTACCGTGGCACATTTTGTCTTGGCCAGACGACGACTTCCAAACCGTTGAGCCGAGCGGGTATCAAGCGCCGTTAGTTGGTCGCACTTTCGCCCATGGCGTTCTGGACTGCTGGTCTTTGGTGCGCGACTTCTACGCTCGTGAACTTCGGATCGAACTTCCGGACTTTCACCGGCGGGATGACTGGTGGACGCAGGGCGAGAATCTCTACTTGGAAGGCTACCCGAAAGCTGGTTTCGTCCACCTGAGCCAAGACGAACCGAGCAAGATTGGCGATGTGATCTTGATGCAACGGCGCGCCGATGTGCCGAACCATGCGGGCGTGTATCTAGGCGATGGGCTGATGCTGCACCACATGCATGGTCGCCTCTCGACGCGCGAAGTTTATGGCGGGTACTGGAAGGAGATCACCAGGTGCGTTGTGAGGCATAAGGACCTGGTCGGGTAATATTCGGCTTTTGACCATTTAGGGGGCCGAAATGCGGGGGACTTTATTGATCAGCACGCTGTGCGTGTTGGTGGTCAGTGGATGCACGAGCATTCAAGACGTCAAGCAGAGGTCGCCGGAATTCGCATCTGCATCCAGCAAGAAGCCGTCGAATGTGGGCGGTTGCGTAGCCTCGCAATGGCGCACGAGCGATATAGATTTTCGATACTCCCCGCTGGGCGAGGGAGTCGAGATAGCGGTTGGAGATCCTGGTTACTACTACGCAGTTTTTGAAGCAACGCCAGATGGCAACGGATCAAAGGTGTCTTTCTACAGCCGTTCGTGGTTTGGCAATGAAAAGATGCTCAAGGGCGTAAAGGCGTGTGTATAGCTTGGGCCGAACCTCACCTCTCTGAAACCAACCCCGCCTCTGCGGGGTTTTTTACATCTATCGCGATGATCGAAAAATTGAGGACGATTCGCCTATACGGAGGTATGGGGGCTCGATATGGACGCGTGCATAGGTTCGCTGTTTCCAGCGCCACCGAGGCGATTCGCGCGATGTGTGTGCAATTCAAAGGCTTTGAGAAGGAACTTCTCGAAAGCCGTCGAAAGGGTGTTGCGTATGCGGTGTTTATTGGACGACGGAACATCGGCCAGTGCGAATTGGCGCTGCCCCCCGGCAAGGACGATATTCGTATTGCACCGATCCTGCGAGGCTCGAAGCGTGGTGGACTGTTCCAGGTAGTGTTGGGGGCGGCGCTGATTGCCGCATCGTTTATCCCGGGCCTGAACGCAGTTGCGTGGTCTGGCGCGTCCGCGTTTCTCGGAATGACTGGCGCTTCGTTGGCGCTCGGCGGTGTTGTTCAATTACTGTCGCCGCAACAGTCCGGCTTGTCCGTAAAAGACAGTCCCGACAACGGCGCAAGTTACAACTTCAATGGACCGGTGAACACCCAGGCGCAAGGTAACCCTGTGGGTGTTTTGTACGGAGAGATGACGGTCGGAAGTGCGGTCATCTCCGCAGGCATTTTCGCCGAAGATCAATCGTAGAGTAGATCCACAACCTCGAATCCAAAGCCCCGCAATCGTGGGGCTTTTTTTATTGTCCAGCGAAAAGCGAATGAGCAAGTTGATCGTAGGCTACGGCGGTGGCGGCAAAGGTGGTGGCGACAGTCGCTCTCCCGTGGAAAGCCCCGATAGCCTTCATTCCATTGCCTACGCGAAGGTACTAGATGCAATCTCGGAGGGCGAGGTTGTCGGGCTCAGGAATGGCCTTCAGAGCGTATTCCTTGATGGCACGCCGATCGTAAACGCCGACGGCACAGCGAACTTCCAGAACGTCAGCGTCGATGTGCGCACTGGAACTCAGGACCAGCCCTATATCCCGGGCTTTCCGTCCGTCGAAAGCGAGTCCTCCGTTGGCGTAACGCTTACGTCGGCCGCGCCTTGGGTGCGTGCAGTTACCAACACTCAGCTTTCGGCGGTGCGCATCACGTTCGCGCTGCCGGCGCTTTCGCAAGCCAATACGAGCAACGGGGACATCACAGGATATCGAATCGAGTACGCGATTGATCTGGCCATTAATGGCGCAGGTTTTCAGCAGGTACTTTCGTCTGCGTTCGATGGCAAGACCACATCCCCTTACGAGCGCAGTCACCGAATCGAGTTGCCCGCTGCCACAACCGGCTGGACGGTGCGCGTGCGTCGCCTTACCGCCAACGCCAATAGCTCGACGGTTGCTGATACGACGAACATCGAGAGTTTCACGGAGATCGTTGACGCGAAACTCCGGTATCCAAACACTGCGATCGTAGGGATTCAGGTCGACGCGCGACAGTTCAAGAGCGTCCCGACTCGATCGTACCGGATGCGTGGTCGAATCATTCGAGTTCCATCGAACTACGATCCCGTGTCTCGTGCTTACGTCGGGAACTGGGATGGAACGTTCAAATCAGCGTGGACGGACAATCCGGCGTGGGTCTTCTATGACCTTGTGCTACATCCACGGTATGGCCTTGGCCACCGCGTAAATTCGGCGCAGGTAGACAAGTGGTCGCTATACCAGATCGCGCAGTACTGCGACGAGTTGGTCGATGACGGAAGTGGCGGGCGAGAGCCGAGATTTACCTGCAACTGCTATCTCCAGTCGCGTGCCGACGCCTATAAGGTGTTGCAGGATCTCGCGACTATCTTTCGAGGGATGGCCTACTGGGCGAACGGCAACGTCGTGGCAGTCGCCGACATGCCAGGAGATCCCGTCTACAGCTTCACCAACGCAAATGTCGCGGCAGGGAAGTTCAAGTATGCAGGGTCAAGCTGGAAGGCGCGAAAGACCGTAGCGCTTGTGACGTGGAACGATCCGGGCGACTTCTACAAAGCGAAGATCGAGTATGTCGAGGATCAGGAAGGCATCGCGCGATATGGCGTGCAACAGACCGAGACTACGGCATTCGGCTGCACGAGCCAGGGGCAGGCCCAACGAGTCGGCCACTGGACCCTTCTAACGAGTCGTCTTGAGACGGAGTCACTGTCGTTTTCTGTTGGCCTTGATGAGGCGCTGATTTCACCGGGGAGCGTGGTGAGCGTCGCTGACGCGTCGCGCGCTGGGAGGCGTATTGGCGGTCGAGTGAAATCGGCTTCGGGCGTGACTGTGATTCTTGATAAGGTCGACCAGATCGCACAAGGCGATGCATTGACTGTCATCTTGCCGAGTGGAAAGCGCCAGACGCGTACGGTGCAGGAGGTTTCTGGCGACTCGGTGCGTGTCAACCCAAACTGGACTGAGCCGGTCCAGTCGCAAGCAATTTGGGTTGTCGAAAGTGCTGCGTTGAAAACCCAGTTGTTCCGCGTGCTCACCGTGTCGCAGGGCGACGGGCTGATGTGGGATGTCTCAGCGATTCAGCACAACCCTGATAAGTATGATGCGATCGACAGCGGCACGCGACTTCAACAAAGACCGATTACTGTCATCCCCCCATCGGTACAGCCGCCACCCAAGGACGTCACCTGGGATTCGTACTCGGTCATTTCGCAGGGCATTGCGTCGACGACAGGTGTCATCAAGTGGACGCCTGGAGATAAGTCTGTCGCGTCAGAGGTCGAATGGCGACGCGACAACGGCGAGTGGGTCAAGGCAGGCCGCACCGGTTCGCAAAGCCTCGAAGTACCGAACCTCTACGCTGGCAGGTTCGTCGCGCGGGTGACTGCGGTTAACGCTCTTGACGTGCCATCGATCCCGGCATATTCGCCAGAGACGGTGTTGGCCGGCAAGACGTCGCCGCCTCCGGTGGTAACGCGCTTTGTTGCAACCGGCATAGTGTTTGGGATCCGCCTCGATTGGGGATTTCCGACGGGGCCGCTTGATGTGGAGCGAACCGAGATCTGGTACAGCCAGACAAACGACCGCGCGAGCGCGATCAAGCTCGCCGATTTTGCATTCCCCCAGAACACTCACACGATGATGGGCCTTGCTGCGGGCACCACGTTCTTCTTCTGGGCGAGGCTCGTGGACAAGTCAAAGAACATCGGTGCGTGGTATCCGCTCGGCAACGGTGTTGTGGGCCAAGCGAGTGCGAACGCTGATGACATCCTCGACTATCTGAAAGGCAAGATCGGTGACACGGAGCTTGCGCAGGACCTGCTCGACACCATCGCAACGATTCAGCCGCCGTTTGCAGGTAGCGAGGAGGATTACGCCGGCTCGATAAACATCTATGCGGGCATCGTGTCGGTGCAGTCACTCATTCAGGACGGTGACAGGGCAGTCGCACAGCAGGTCACTACGCTTCAGGCGACTGTGGGCGAGAACACAGCGCTGGTCCAGACGAATGCGCAGGCTGTCGCAACGCTGGACGGGAAGGTCTCCGCCTCCTATCAAATGAAGGTGGGCGTGACCTCGGGCGGCAAGTATTACGGCGCGGGCATCGGCATTGGCGTGAGCAATGAAACGGGGCCGGTGCAGTCGCAAATACTCTTCCTCGCCGACCGGTTTGCGTTTCTCAACACCGCCAACGACCAAGTCAATACGCCGTTTGTGATCCAGAACGGTCAGACGTTCATCAGTCAGGCATTCATCGGCAATGGCTGGATCACCAACGCAATGATCGGTGACTACATCCAGTCGAACAACTACCTGGAGGGGGTCTCGGGGTGGCGGCTTGATAAGGCGGGAAGTCTCTACATGAACGGCGTCAATGGTGGCGGGCGTGTCGTGCTGTCGCCGAATGGGCTCTACGTGTACGACGAGAACAACGTATTGCGCGTGAAGTTGGGGAAACTCTGATGCTGGCCGGTCTTGAAATCTATGGGCCTTCAGGTGAGTCAGTGTTGCAACTGTCCTCCAGAGTGGGCCGCGTTCTCGGCTCGGTGTACATCAACGGTACGTCGGGGAGTCTCAAACACGACGCACTTGCCACAGGCGAGGCTTTCGCATCGTTCCACTTGCAGCAGCTCTTCTATGACGTCAGGTCGTTCCGCCGTTTTCCGCGCATCACGATCTCAGGCAATACGCTTTCGTGGTACTACCCGGAGCCGCAGGGAAATCAGGTAACGATGGCCGGCTACATCACTTACGGAGTGCGCTAGTGGCATATGGCTTTGTCGCAGTGAACGACGGTGGCGTGCTTCAGATCGATGGAACTTACACGAACTATTCGTTGGCTTCCAAGGGGACAGTGACCCTGTCGGAACAGTCCTTGTATCTAGGGGCCTCGGGCGCCGGCGACGTGTATGGGACATGTTATGTCGCGGATGTGACCTATTCGGCGCCCGATCCGTTGTTTGTGTTGGAGAACACAAGTGGAGTGCCGGTGGTTGTCATCTCGACGGCCAATGTAGGGCCGAACACATGGCAAACCCGGTTGATGTCGCTGGGGGCCGTGACCGTTGGATTCTTCGTCTTCTCATCGAGCGTGGTCGTCGCGGGATCTGGCTATGGCCTCATCGTTTATGACGGCGCGGGGCGGCCAGTGGCGAGTTCCAACATGAAATACCCGCTGATCCGTCAGGTGGTATCAGGCAACGTAATTGGCGCTGGTCCTGATTACGGCCAGTACAACTATGCGGCGGCGACGAGTTTCTCAGCGTTGTTCTCGCCGGGTGGTGGTCGAATCGGGGTTGGGGCTATTCGGACTCCCTCGACTCAATTCAACGGCAGCGTGCTCTCGGGTGCGTGGCGCGGCAACATCGGCTTCGGCGGATGGATGACCGGCAACGGTGTAGCGACCTTCTCGACCTTCAACTGGCGGTTCGGGCCGAGCTCGCCGAATCCGCCAAGTTTCCAGTACGACTATCAGTCCGCGCTCGACTACGGCGGAATTCTGATCGACGTAAGCAATCTGTAATCGCCAGCCACCCTCGGGTGGCTTTTTTATTTCCAGAGGGGCGCGGGGGCGCTCAAAGGGACGAACGAATGGCAGAACCAACATCGGGTGCCGTAGCGGCCGTGCTGGCCGTGGTGGTGAAGGTGTTACCGGGGGCGGTGGGGTCGTTGATCGCGCTGCGCTTCATCGGTGAAGGGCTGACACGAAAGCAGAAGGCGATGTCGTTCGCGGCCGGCGCGGCGATGTCCTACTACCTCAGCCCGCTGGTCGTGGTGTATTTCGCGATCACGGATGCCGGCGCACAGCAGGCGCTTGGGTTTTTGATGGGGCTGTTCGGCCTAGCGCTGGCGAAAGAGGTGTTCAAGGAAATCAACAATGCCGACCTGATCGGGGCTCTCAAGCGGCGTCTTTCTGGAGGGCTGGAAAAATGATTTCGTTCTTGGTGTGGCTTTTCATCACGGCGAACATCGTCGTGCTCGCCGCCTGCATCTGGGTGACGCTCAGCGACGCTATGTCTACGGGCCTGTGGGGCACAACTGGCTTTGCACTGATCGGTCTGTCGGCGGCCATCAACTTGTTCAAGCCGATATGGGCGCGGGAGGCCATCGACGGGCCCGAGATCCTGATGTTGGTCGGAATGGCTGTTGTAGGGATCTGGATGATGGTTCGCAAAGCCTACTGGCAGAGCAAAGGAGGGCAGGATGGCACGCATTGACCCAACAACGGCAGGCGGCCAAAACGTCTGCGCTTTCCTCGACATGCTCGCGTGGTCGGAATTCACGTCACGCATTGCAGGCTCGGATGACGGGTACAACGTTTTGGTTGGCGGCGGCATATTCCCAAGCTACGCCGACCATCCGCGCAAATCAGTGTGGATCAAGCGTTTCAATGTCTGGTCGACGGCCGCGGGCCGGTACCAACTGCTATCGCGGTACTTCGACGTGTACAAGAAGCAACTGAGCTTGCCCGACTTCTCTCCGGTCAGCCAGGACAAAATCGCTATCCAGCAGATTCGCGAGCGGGGTGCATTGCCTGACATCAAGGCTGGGCAAATCGAATCGGCGATCTCAAAGTGCCGCAACATCTGGGCCAGCCTACCCGGGGCCGGATACGGGCAAGTTGAGCACGCGATTGAGCCACTGATTCAGCAATACGTGAAGGCAGGAGGTGCCCTGTGA